CTCCTACAAATCAAGAACCCTCTTGCCCACTTTCTACACATCACTATGATTTTCAACACCGTACGCGATTACCTCTCCGAGTTCCGTAAAACGAAACTAACTGAATGGAAACTATTCCAAAAGTTTGGTTCAACTACCCTCGACCCCGAATCCGAACACCCTGACATTGACCTCCGACGCCTCACCGCTGGTTTCCGACACAAAGATATCGAGTCTCACGACACACAAGAATATCTCCAACATCAAAAGGATACCTACTATGGCTACCTGGAATCTGATCACATGAAAGGTGAACCTTTCGAATTCTACATGGACGCCGATCCTGCTACATTTCCTGCAAATCGTCAATCCCTCCCCGGCATCACAACCCTTCCCTACCGCTTCCACAAGCAACAAGTTGTCACTGCTACTACTGACGTTCCCGAAACTGGCTTCACGATCCATCCACTCCTTAACTATCTCATACTTCACAAGTATCAGGAATACAAAGGTGCAATCTGGAAATACTGCCGCCCCCTTGGCACTACAGATGCAACATTCACTGACTTTAACCGTGAACAAACTGAATATCCTTCAGTCCCACACGACACAACTCTCCGAATTATTGCAATCGTTACAAAACTCCTCAACGCGCTTCCGTTCCTCCCACTTCACTATGTTGATACATTTTTCGCAAAAATGCCGCTCCACACTGGAACCTCCTACTTCTACCGACACTCTTATGACATCAAAACTCATGCTGCCTTCTCTCATCATCCCGACTACCATTCGAAACAATCCTCCAAAGGATATTTTCTTAATGCTTTCACTGAATGGGCCCGCACCGTCGTTCACCGTATAAAGGAATTTGGCATTCCCTTCTCCCCTGAAAATCTCTCTCTTACAGATATTAATCTCCGCCTTCGCACTTTCTTTTTAGAACATGCTACTATGCTTTTTACTCGTAATCACATCTCCGATCGCGATGGAACACTCAAACAACGTCCCGTCTACGCTATGGATACCCTCTTTCTACACTTAGAATGTATGATTACCTTCCCTTTGCACATTATGGCTAGATCAATGAAATCATCAATTATGTACAGTATCGAAACTGTTCGTGGTGGCTGCGCCTATATGGACAACCTCGCGAAATGCTTTTCGTCTTACTTATGTATTGACTGGTCTTCCTTCGATCAACGTATGCCCTGGATTATTGTTGACACATTCTTTACTGTCTTCCTTCCTTCGCTCATTGTTGTATCACATGGATATCAGCCCACTGCTGAATACCCGACCTACCCCGGTCTTACTACCGACAAAATGTTTTCACGAATCTTTAATATTATCTGTTTTCTCCGACTTTGGTACTACAATTGCGTCTTCTGCACTGCAGATGGTTACGCTTATGTACGCCGCTTCGCTGGTATTGCATCTGGTATGCTTAATACTCAGTACCTTGACTCTTACTGTAATTTATTTCTTATGGTCCACGCCCTCATTCATTTTGGCTGCACCGATCAAGATATTTACGACTTAGTCATCTTCGTCATGGGTGACGATAACGTCCTTCTTTCAAACTGGTCTGACGACCGATTACATTCATTTATGTTATTCTTTGAAAAACACGCTCTCTCCCGCTTTGGCATGGTACTCTCCGCGAACAAGTCAATCTTCACCGTTCTACGCTCTAGAATCGAAATGCTAGGATACCGAATTCACTTCGGACAACCTCTCCGCTCAATCGACAAACTAGTCGCACAACTATGTTATCCCGAACATGGTCCTGTCGACAAGTATATGTCTGCACGCGCTGTTGGTATGGCCTGGGCCTCCGCTGGCCAGGATCCCACATTCTTCGAATTCTGCTACGACGTCTATTGCACATTTCTACCCTACCGAGCTGAAACTGATCAATCCAATCTGGAAAAGATCATGAAACACCTCCCCGGTATGTTTAAAATGTTAGACGATCCGCGTGAATTTGTGAACCCCGAACGCTTCCCCTCAATTGAAGAAGTACGTGCCCGCTATGCCACCTGGCAAGGCGAACTCGACCCTTGGAAAAAGTGGTCACCCGCACACTTCCTTCAGCCCCCGGATGTCGTTCCCCCTTCCGCGATAACTACGCGCGAATTTATGCTCGAATATGGACATGAATTTCCTGCCGTCCCCACGCTCTTTTAGTTATCCCTTTTCTCTCTGGTTACTTTTACCGTTTGATCTGACGTATCTCTTTTTTTCCTTTCTTTAAAGTAAATTTAATAAAAAA